CTTCTTTTTCAATTACTTTTCTTACTCCGTTATTGTGTTTCTTAAGCACTTTTTTATAACCATTTCGTGTAAGAACATAATCCCCGACCCGAATATCCTTGATAGGAATATCGCCATTTATGGTAGTAATCAGTGTGTCTCCACGAAAGCAGTGGTTGTTTGCATCCACTGGAGTGTTTATATACCTTCCGTCTTTATCTTTATCCCATACATAATTCCTCAGCTCATTTTGCAGGTTGTATGAACGCTTGGTTACGAAAATTTCAAGACTTTGCATTTTGTCAATTCCTGCATTGATTGATCCAGCACCTTTTTCGACGGCATATATCCTTATTCCCCCGTTATGGATTTCTTGTATCAATCTCGGATCTGCGCTATCGGCAATAGTTTTCATGCCCCAGGGTCTAAGCGATTTGACTATATCGGTTGAAAGCAATCCGGTTCGGTAATCTACTTCGTCAAGATATAGTCTATTATCCCATATTCCGCACCTAACTATCGCTGTGGGGTCCATGCTATACCCAAAGTCCAGCCCTATGCCAACTTTTTTGCATTCAGCCGGGAACTCGTCAACAATTCCCCACTTCTTGAACACAGCACCTTCTGCAACGTCAGCCCACCGGCCGATAACCACATGAGCATACTTTTCAGGATTACTCACCTTCATATCTTCCACCTCTTTCAGGAACTCAGGAGAAAGGTTATCCAAGTTATCAAAATACGTAGTATGGATATGGAGCACATTCGGATGAGTGGAAACCTGAACCTGCACACCGTCAATCTCTACCAGCTTGTGAGTTTTCTCAATGTATTTCTTGTAGATGAAGTGATTGGAATCGCATGGGTTCATTATAATGATAATCCGGTTCTGAATACCCTTCTTGCGAATGGAGAGCATTATCTTGTCGAACTCATCTTCGCTTGTCCACTCTTCCGCTTCATCACAGACAAAGGTTGTAATGCCTTGGATAGATTTCAGTTTGGCTGTCTGGTTCCCGGAAGAAGTCTTGATACCCCGAAACATGATACGACTGCCGGTCATGCGGTTTACTATATCTGTCTTGGTAGTCTTAAAATATTTAGTTGTTCCGTCCAAATCTATCTTTTCCATCATCTCTGGAATAATAGACATACCAGCCGACACCATTGTGTAACGGGTATAAAGAATCTGATGGACTATTTTCTCTGTAGGAGTCATTTCAAATGTCAGCCGCTCAATGAAAGTAGAAGCATTGAAAGACTTTCCTGAGCCACGACCTCCAGTGATGAGAATGATAAATTTCTCGTCATCGGTGTATAACGGATGATATATCTCTTGGGGAACAATCATTTCAACTTGTCTTTAATCCACGAATCAATATTGATTCCGTGTTCAATATCTTTAGGTATATCGGCATCTTCATCTTGTCGGCGTTCAACCTTTCTCCATTCTTCATCATGATGGTATAACCAAACGGACATTGCCTGAAGGTTTGGAGCCAGTTCACTTTCACTTACCTGAAGTTCTTCTTCACCAGTCAAGTTGCCTTCTTGGTCTTTCAGTTTTCTTACCACGGTGCTTTTGGTTTTTATGCCACCGAGAGCCATTGCAAGGAATTTAGCCCTTACAGTGGCATTGATTGTCGCGCGCCCACGCGCTAAGACTTCGGATATTTCGGTGTACTCACTTTTCTTTTCGCAGAATGTTTGAGGCAAAATCCCTATGGCATAAGCAATTTCCTTGTCAGTGAATCCCTTTTTGGCATACGATTCCACGAGAGAAAGAAATTCCTCGCTTGTATAATCAAACTTAGGCTTTCTTCCTCCTTTACCTTTTCTATTTTGAGATTCACTATTGCTCATATTACTTCTTTAATTTTCCACATTTCTCACATTGTTCATACCTGAACTCAGAGAACATCACACTACCTTTCCAAACATAATGATGAACACAAAACAGGTTTTGCTTTAGAACATTCCTTATCCAAAGTATAAAATCGCCAATCATAATTTTAACCGTTATTGTTACCCATATATACACGGCGAGAAATTGGCTTGTTTCCATAGACATCAACCCCTCTTTTTGAGAAATAGCTATCTATTTTCTCAGCATATCTTCCCATTATGGATTTCGTTCTATCCCTTATGTTTCTTTGTCTTGCAGAACCTAACCCGTATTGTCTTCCAGCGTTGTACATTATTCGTCTGGACTGCTGATATAACTGGCTATATGTTTTCTTTCTAACTCAGCTTTCCTCCCAATAATTAATCTATTCTTTCTACTTGTTCATCAAATACTTCTCCCTTTATGAACTTCATATCCGGATCATACCCGAACCTTTCGCAGAAAGCGGCTTTAGCTTCATAGGTATCAAAGGACAACATCACATAGGCATCCATGTTCTCAGCTTGCTTCTGTGCGTTTTCTTTCACCTGATGCTTGACCTCTTTCATGTGGGCTACCTTTTCAGCACGTTCCAACTGCTTGGTGGCTTTATCGGCTTCTTTCTGTTCTGTTACAGGCGACATCATGCTTTCCAGTTCGTCAGCAATGGAGCTTTCTTCTTCGGTCTGCAAAAGGAAATCAACCCCAATCATATTCAAGTCGGCATCCGTCAATCCTGCATCTTTCCAGTCAATATCAGGAACAATACGGGCAAGAGCGTCAAAATCCCAAGAACCTTGTGCATTAGGGTTGTTCATTAGAATATTCAACTCCTTTTCCTGCTGTTCGTCCACGTCAATGACATCGACACGAATGCGATAGTCGTTATCGGGAAACTTTTGCAATTCGTCCATGACAGACAAACGCTGGTGCCCGCTAACTACGGTAAGCCCGGTACGCTTATTCACAACTATTCCACCTACCAATCCGAATTTCTTGATACCACGCTTTAATGCTTTGCGTGATTCATCGGAAAGTTTTCTCGGATTGTAGTCTGCAAAACGAATGGCAGAACGGTTAAGTTCCACCGATTCGCTCTTTATGTATTTTGACAATTCCATATCATCCATTAGTTAAACCCATATAAATTCTTCGAGATACTTTTCTTGCGCCATCTTGTTGTTTCCCCTCGTTATACCCAAAGGTTCGTTCAATGTATCGAATATACTTTCTTGCAATAGAGTTTACTCTGTTCAGCCTATTACCCGTTAAAGTACGAGATAGTCTGTATCTTTGCTCTGCAATATCATCAATTGATTTTCTTCTGACTCGGCTTTCCTTCTATTATTTTTGTTGATTATGATACTCCCAAAGTACTCTTTCAGCCATCGGGAAAGTTTTGTAAATTCTCTGTAAGTCCTGTGGATAGTTCTTCTCCATCCAAAGCATACAATCAAGATTAAAGCCTACTCCCGAACTGGCTTTCAATGAATACCGAACTGGTTCGGGTAAATTATGCTGCCTCATATAAGCAAGAATATCCTTTTGTGTCCAATCAGCTAAAGGATAAACCATACCGTTATTCTCGTAGTCGTTTACCTCATACCCTTTCAACATAAGTCTACGATTCATACCGTCAGCTTTTTTCATACCCAAGAATGTATAATAAACTCCATGAGTAAGTTGCATAGCCTTTACCACATCTGCCAACTTCAACAGCTTTACTTTCGGGTTTGGCACACAATACATACCGCCACGGAGAATATAAGTGAGATTCCAATGTGGTACTTGAACAAACTCTATTTTCGGATATTTGGCTTTAGTCCAGTTTATCCAACGGTTAATATGTTCCAAATTCTTGACGAAATACATGAACACGCAAACAATCCGGTCAAACTTCGGATAGACTAAATCAAGCAGAACAAGCGAATCTTTACCAAGTGATAAAAACAGTAAAGCCTCATTCGATTTTACCCGAATGAGGTCTATATATTGACTCGCTTGTTCTACTTTGTTCATAGCTAGCCACCACTTAAACCAAATGAAGTACGAAGATCACTGTAACGCTGTCTGCGTGATCCTAACTGTGTGGCACTTGCTGTACCTCTACGATTGGCAACCAATCTACCACCTGCCCCTGCACCATTCATATTTCTGCGAGGCCCGGCTACTCTGTTAATTCTTCTTGCGACTCTGCTTTCTAATTTTAAAAGTTAAACAAATCAATCTATATATTTCTCTAATATCTTGCCCAAAGTATAATCCATTTGTGCGGCAAGATATTCTTCGCCTTGATGTTCGTAAACAATATCATTACCGTTTTCATCTGTGAGAATTACTGCTTCTGCGTTCTTTACCTCTACAATGATATAAGGACGCTTGCCCGTATATGCACCTGTCAGAAGCTTGATTGCATCGTACTTGATAGGCTTCAATTCTACCTCACCTTCTTCAGGCAGTTCTGCATCAGCCGGATATTCTTTACCGCCACATAGGTAAGTGATATACTTCTTAGCGTTAGTTGGTCTGATTTCACGGTATTCGTGGGTTTTCTTGCCTGCCAAGATTTCATCGAAATACTTCTGTTTGATGCTTAATGTAAGAATGTTCATAATCGTGTCAAATTTAAATTAATACTCAATAGTTGCGGGGGGCTGAATCGAACAACCGACCTTCACCAAGTCAAAGTGAAAAGCTACCACTGCTACACCCCGCGATAGTACCCCAAAGGTACTACCACAACCAAAGATAACGAAATATCTTCAATCGTTATACACGACAATTGGCTTATTGTCGTGAACTAAGCCATTTATCCCGTCTTTCTCTACACGCCTCTAAGGTAGGCGCACAACAAGCAAAGAGTTCACCACTTTCAGTACGGTAATCGTACTGGTACATTCTCACTCTTTTACCTCTCAACCTGGTGTTGTAGGTAGTGTAATTCTCTTTGCCGGGCTGGCATACGCTGCAACCGTTTACATTTATTGAGTTCATAATTCAAGTAATTGTTTCGTTTTATCCACGTCTACAAAACTCGTCCACCCTGCTTTATGCAGCTTTATAGCTGCCTCTCTGATTGTGATTTTGCCACTCTTGACACTTTCTTTCAAAGATTCTAATACATTCTTCATTCTTAATTCATTTTTACGTTCAATCTTTCTTCACTCGTATAAGCCACTACAAGCCCTGTTTCATCATGCTGTATGGTGATGTACTTTTCACCCCTCTCTATAGTAGAGAAGTCATAAGGGGTTACCATCTTACCCAATACCTTGCCCAGTTGCTTCATCAGTGGGGCTTCAGGGCTGATAACTAAAACTAAATCTGCTTTCATAATCGTGTATATTGTGGTAGCCATAAGGCTACCGGATTAGAACTCAACCAATATCAATCTTTCTAAAGAACCTGATGCTTGCACCCACATATGATTATGTCCGAAACCATAATCGAAAAACAGTTTAAAATAAGGGTGTCTTACTATTAAAGAGCTCATACAGCCTCTTAACTCGTCTTCTGACATACAAGAAGTTATTTCATTGATAATTTGAACGAAAAGGTGTAAAACTTCTGGTTCATTATTCAATAACGGTTTTTCTATAACTGCTTTTAAAAATATATTTTCTTTCATATTCTTCTATATTGCGCAGGGCTTTCGCCCTGCCGATTTATGTTAATGCGTTTTATCCTCATGTAATAACTCGCAGTAAACTGGTGTTGTGGCATCTGTGTGCTTATTGGCTATAAGAACCTCATTACTATCCCAGTTAATATATACCTGTGTAGCAAATGCACCGAAAAACTGAATTTCTTTCGTGCCAAACAATACCACCGCGTCATCATTTACATTTGCAAGTGCTGCAATTAATTCTTTCTTGGTCATATTCTTTTTTGTTGCGCAGGGCTTTCGCCCTGCTGGTTATTATGCTATCTTTAGCTCTTTAAGTCTCATATCTACCAATGATTTCAGCTTGCGAGTATCAAATAGTGGACTTCTATACCCATCTTTGATAAGCTGTATCATTTCTTTATAACCAACCTTACATACAACCTCTGTCTTCATGCTGTTATCATAAATAGCAGAATTGCAAGCGGTTATTGTGAATGCCATTGTTTTGTAACCTTTATCCTTCTTCATGATAGATGCAAACAAATACATATATACAGCATTTTTCATGCTATTCAAGGCATCTTCTTGACTGGCATTTACCTTTCTACCACCTAAAAAGTCACCACATTCAATTTCTTGACCTTTTTTGATAATAGACAATGTACTGATGTACATTTTAATATCTGTTGCTTTCATAATCTTCTATGTTATGCAGGGCTTACGCCCTGCTGGTTAAACTTATAATATTTGAATCTCTTTGTTACCTATCTCTGTATCTACATTCAGAACCTCGTACTTTTGAGCCTTGTAATTATAAACGACTTCACAGGTATTGAAACCTCTACCATCTTCTCTTTGGTCATAAACAGTATTTATATGCTGATACATTTTATTGCCTAACATGAAGTTTATCTTACCTGATGTACAGAAGTAGAATGCTACTGCATACTTCAATGTTTTCTTTTCATCAATCTTCTTTGTTGCCATGATCGTATATCTTTTAATTGTTATTACTTCGTTTCTGATGATGCAAATGTAATGATTAAAATCATACATACAATAAATAAATATACTATTTGTATGATTATTATC